TTATTCATGTCGTCCATGTTCATAAACCTCCAAGCGCTCCTTAAAACGATTCATTGCTGGCTGAATATAGGTGGAATAGTTCGTTTTAAATTTTCCAGCCCTTTCGTGAAAACAAGTCAAAAGAGATGGCCGACCGTTAGGGAAAAAAGAGTATAAAATACGAATATTAAAGCCCTTTTTTGCAAGGTGCATACTAAATACTCCGCCACCAATCAATTCGAATTCTTCAAATTTTACTGCATCTACCCCATACTGACTTAATAATTTTAACCGTGATATGAAAAGCTTAAAAAAACGGGCCTCATATCCAGAACCAACAATAATTTCTGTTAACTCTGTAATTAACCGCTGGTGTACATCAAACTGTGAGAGCGTATTTAATAAAAGGCAAAGAATTTCACTTTGGTTCATATTATTCCCCACATCCGCATTTTATAACTTAAAAGTAATAAAATCAATATGCAAATGATACAAATATCACTTTTCTATTTTCTGCGCCATGACTGGGCATCCGATTCGGACACGCTTACTGCGCCTTTTTCAGCTCGGCAATCTCTTGAGATAAACTGCGGAAGGCTTCCTTGATGACCACCAACTCTTCCTCAAGAGCCTCCACACGACTGTTGGGAGTCAGCGCCTCCAAAATAGTTTTCTGGCCCTCGGCCAGTGCCTGGAGCTGAGGATCAATGCGGTTTTCAATGTTCAAACGGATTTCAGCCACATCCTACTTCAACCCGCCTAACATTTTACTATGAGCTTCGAGTATTTTCCCTTGGGCTTCCAACAATTCTAAAATCTTTTCTTCGTTGGTCATATTGATCCCGCTACTATCATTCTTGAATATTCATATCAAACACATAATTGTTAATATCCTCATCCCAGTTATATGTACTCCCCTCAATAATAACTTGGAATGGAGCTTGCTCAATAGCGGGAAAAGTAACAATACCCTCAGTAGTGACACCGGGGAGAATATCGCTCTGCAGTTCTGGGTAATCAGCGTAAAAATTCATTTCTTCTTCATACTGGGTTCCATCCTGAATAATGACCATATTAAACGAATATACACTGAACTCGCTTGAGCCATTATTAGCTACGGAAACATATAAGCGGGTCTCTTTTTCGGCCAGCTCTGCTTTTTGTACAGTAACTTCATATCCAAGCTGGTCTATCGTGGGTGTAGCAGCTGATGCTGTTGCAACGGTGGGGGCAACTACATCTTGATAGGTTGAAATTTCAAGACTGCTTGCAAGGATTGTGGGAGCAATAATTGTCCCCCCCAACATATTTTCTCCTTCAAATACATCTGCAACCTCGCCATGGAGTTTTACATACTGTCCATCTTCCAACTCAAAATCAGGGTCTAGGTAGGCAACAACCGTATTCATATCACTATTTTCTGGATCGCCCCACATTTGAAAATAGACTCCGGAATCATCGTATTCAACAGTTCCAAATACAACGCCGGAGAGATCAACAACAGACCCAATATAGTTTTCTGGAGTCGTATATAGCTTGCGTATATCGGCTTCAGACAGTGGCACCTGTGATTCACCATCATCAGCAGACTGTCCTTCGTTCCCACCGCAGCCAATTAGTGACAACAGCATTACCAGAGTCAACATCAGCAAAGTGTCTTTCTTCATTTTCTCCAACTCTCCTTGCGTGTCCGAATCGGACACGCATTATTTAATTTACTGCAAAGCACCAGAGCAGCGGACGAGCTGCAGATACTCGCCCTCATTGACCGTGATATAGGCGGTCGTGTCAAAGTTATCGTTTGCGATGATAGCCTCAATTTCGCCGCTGGCATCAGAGCAGCGTGCATAATAGGCGCCCAGATCGTCAGTCGCAGTCAGCAGATAGGTCCCGGCAGGGATATCTTTTCCGACCAGATACATACCTTCTCTGACAGAAGTGGAGCCGGAATTTTTAGGAGTAGTCAAAACGACGGTATTTGTTTTTCCATCCCAAGCGACCTCCAGACCAAGAGACTCGGCTAGGGCACGAACTGGCAAATAGTTTGTTCCCTCAAACATAAACGGCTCTACGGGACGTCCCTGAGCATCTTTCAAGTTCAGTTTTTTCCCGTCTAGGGTGACGGAGATATCCCGGTACTCCAACTCCTTGGTGACTTTTCCAGTGGTTGCGAGAGCGGTCCCAGTCAGACAAACGACTAAGAGCATAACCAGCATACCAGAAATAAAGCTTCCTACATTTTTCTTTTTCATCGTTCTCTCTCCCATGTGTCCAAATCGGACATGTTTTATTTTTATCCGCGCACTGGCGGGGATTCAAAAATAAAGCTCTGCGGCCAGATTGCCGTGTATATACCAGCAAACGGCCTTTTTCATGAATTCCTCAGTCACACCAAAGTGATCGGCCAGAGCTTGGATGTCCTCGCATCCATCCGCCACGGCCTGATCCAACTCCTCTACCGGGACCAACTGCTGGACCGCCCATTTATCGGCGCGGTTCTCGTGCTTTTTCCGCAGGTCCAGTTTGGCCCAGCGGTTATAGAAACTGCCAGTCTCACAGTGGCCCAGCTCATGGGCAAGGCAAACGGTTTCCTGCTCCAGCGTCTCCATCTTCCAAGGATTGATGGCGATTGCATAGGTGCCATCTGGAAGAGGGACAGACAGTGACCGCGCCCGTGATGTGGGAACCCAGTCAACGTCAATTCCGTGCTGCTCCGCATAGAGATACAGTGCCAGGGGATTTTCATTCATCCCGCTTTTTCCTCCGCTGTGTGATCTTGTATTGAATATACTCCCGAGCATCCTCCCAAAGCTCGTCCATTTCCTCCGGGGTTAAGTCCTCTCCGCCCTCAAAAAACGCAGCTTTGAGATCGTTTTCGATAATGGTGTCCGATTCGGACACGCTGGAGGAGGTTTTCTCTTTGGGGCCGGTTCCCGTCAAAAGATATTCCGCACTGGTACCTAATACCTCAGCAATTATAGCTATGCGGCTTCGATAAGATCGGGTTGTTCCGACTCGCCATTGGCTAACAATCTTATCACTGACACCAATAGCGGCGGCAAATTCCTTTTGCTCTTTGAATTGCCGATCAACCAATTCAAAGATTCGAGTTGCTGTGTCCAAAGGGAACACCCCCCTTCATAATCAACAAAAATTAGATTATCAAAGTATGCAAAGTATATAAAATCTAATAAATCTTCAAAATATAGATTGACAATCTAAAAAACTTAGATTAGAGTTATAATTACAAACTACATGAAAGGAGAGACAACAAATGTTATACCGCGTTTGGAATATCTAGTCAATTTGCGGTCAAAAAACAAGAAAGTAGTTAGTAGTTACAGCATAGCACATACGTTCTGAAAGTTCAAGTATGAAGGAGGTGAGATCATGAGAATCAGAGAGCTGCGGGAGCGCCTGGGCATCAGCCAGGCGGAACTGGCCAGAAGGATGGGAGTCAAGCATACCTCCGTGATTCAGTGGGAGACAGGAAAGGCGATGCCGGCTGCGGCGAAGCTGCCCAAGCTGGCGGAAGTGCTGGGCGTGGAGATCGGGGAGCTCTTTGACAGGGCCAGTGCGTAAGGGATGCCCACCGGATAAGCTTATTTTAACCTACAAAAGGAGAGAACACCATGCCGTATGGCGACACAAATATCTATAAAACGGCCCGACAAAAGGCCGGAATTACCCGGGAAAAGGCCGCAGAAGCGATTGGAATTTCGGTGGAGAGCCTGAAAGCATATGAAGCCTACAGTCGTTTGCCACCTTGCGACGTGGTGGACCGGATGTGTCTGGTCTATGATGCGCTGTATCTTGCCTATCAGCATAACCGGCTGGCCTCCGGGGAGATCAAGGTGGTGCCGGAGGTTCAGATCATGGAGCTGCCGCTGGCGGCCATCCGGATCATCAACCGGGTGCAGGCCTTCGCTGAGGCCCACAGGGACCGGCAGCTGCTGTGCATCGCGGAGGACGGAACGATCTCCGAGGAGGAGCGGCCGTTGTTTGACGAGATCATGTCGGAATTGGACGAATTGGTTAAGGCCGCCGTGGAGCTGAAACTGAGCCGGACAGGGGGGCGGGAATAGGACAATATCCCCAGCCCATACCATATAGAGGAGGCGATTTCATGATCATTGAGAAAAACGGAAAACCTTATAGTGTCAGTACATATAGCGTTGATTTCGGCCCTAAAAACGGGGTCGCACATGTGACCTGCTATGACCCGTGCATTACGGAAGAGGCCCAGCAGAAGCGACGGGAGGCATTGGTGCGCACCTGCCAAGAGCAAATTCGCCGCGGATTGGCGTAAAGGAGAAGTACATGACAGATTTGAAAATGGGCGGGGTTAACCGGAGTCCGCTCCGCCTGGTGGACAAGCTATGGCCTCCGGGCATAGGAAAAGACCGTTTCACGGTTGCAGCCATGAAACGGTCCACGCGGGGTATTGTGTTGTCTTCGAATGACAGAAATATCTTACCATATTTTTGTTCAAAACACAAGCCCCAGTTTGACCGAAGGGAGGTGATCTCCCGGTGAACTGGGGAATGATTTTCACAATTTTGGGCATTTGCGGCGCTACCAACGGCTTGTTCCGGCTGGTGGCCAAGATTGAAAAACTCGAAAGGAGTCGGTGAGGATGGCCACATGGAAAACGCTGGATCTGCGGCAGCGCAGGACCTACGGCCCCTTAGACGGGGAGCTGATTGTGCTGCACATGATTCCAAAGATCACCTGGGGACGGTCTGAGCGATATCTCACCGGCCGCCTCCAGACCGTGGCAGGCAGGACCTGGATGAACAGTGGCGGGAGCGTGGTCTCCCCCGCTGAGCTGCGGAAGAAGTACGAACTCCGGTGGCTGCAGCTACCGGAGGACGTCGATTGAGATGAGGTCGGCCAATGGCAGAGACATTATACAGGCGGAGCAGCAAAAAAGGATGGACAACTGTATATCGGTCCGTTGCCCAGGACACAAGGCTTACACTCAAGGCGCGGGGGCTGTTCCTTCTAATGCAGTCTCTGCCAGAGGACTGGACGTATACCATTTCCGGCCTCGCCGCAAAAGCCGGGACCGGAAAGGACCAGATCCGCGCCGCTCTGAAAGAACTGGCGGAGGTGGGGTACCTCGTCAAGGAGCAGGCCCACGACAGCGGCGGAAAATTCACGAGAAACGTTTTTATCCTACAGGATGAGGCCCCCTCACCGTTGTCGGAAAACCCGACAACGGTGGAGGGAGAGGCGGCACCGTTGTCGGGAAAACCGTCAACGGGAAAACCGACAACGGAAAATCCGACACTACATAATACAGATATACAGAACCAGGATATAAATAACCCCCCTATATCCCCCCAGGGGGAGGGTGCGCGGTCAAGACGGAAACGGGAGCCCAAAGAGGCTCCGGACTGGAAACCGGAGCGGTTTGAGGCATTCTGGGCCTATTACCGCACCCATGTGCGCCCGGAGGACCGGCAGGCCGCTATCCGGGCATGGGACAGGCTGCAGCCTGATGACGCGCTGATCGCCAGGATTGGCAGAGCGCTGCAGATTCAAATCCAGTCCCAGGATTGGTTAAACGGCGTTGGAAAGCCGTATGCCAGCACGTACCTCAACAATGCCCGGTGGAAAGACGTGGAGGTACCCCCCGCCGGTACTCAGCCAGCGCCGGAGAGGAGGTACGGGTGGCAGTGAAGCACGACGATAAACTGGACCGACAGCTGGATGCGGAGAACGGGGTGCTGGGCTCCCTCCTGATTGACGAGCGGATTCTTCAAGAGGCATTTTCCGTGGTGGATGCCGGGGACTTCTTAAACCCGACAAATCGTCTAATTTTCCAAACAGCCCGGAAGCTCTTCCAGGCTGGTGAACCTGTGGACGCCATGACCATCCGGGACCAGATCGGTGGGCAGTACAGTAACTATCTGGTCCAGCTTATGGAGATCACACCCACCAGCGCCAACTGGCGGGAGTATGCGGAGGCCATGCACCGGCAGGCATCGCTGTATCGGATCAAGGAACTGGCGTTCAAGCTGGAGCAGGCGGTAACGCTGGAGGACTGCCGTCCGCTGTGCGCGGACCTGGGTCAGTTGCTGGCGGGTGGCCAGCGCGTGGACGCCTGGACCATGCGGGAAATGCTGGATGACTTTTTCACGGCCCAGGACCCCGATAGTCCGGCACCCCAGTACATCACCAGCGGCATCCGGGAGCTGGACGAAGGTTCTTTCACGGAGCTGGGCGATGTGGTGATGATCGGCGGGTACCCGTCGGACGGTAAGACGGCCCTGGCTCTGTCCATGGCTTATCACATGGCGAAAACACATAAGGTCGGATTTTTCTCTCTGGAAACCTCCAAGCAGAAGGTCCGGGACCGCATGGTGTCTCATGTCGCACAGATCAGCGCCCAGGCAATTAAACGCAGAGCCCTCACAGAAGCAGACTGGAAGCTGCTGGCGGAAAAATCGGCGGATATGGTCAAGCGGGACCTGACCGTTCTCCGCGGCGCCGGTACCACAGTTTCGGAAATTCAGGCCATCAGCCAGGCCTATGGATTCCAAATTATTTTCATCGACTATGTGCAGCTGGTGGTGCCGGAGCTGGACCGAAGAGCCAACCGGCAGGAGCAGATGGCCTCTGTTTCCATCGCACTCCACACATTTGCCCAGGCCACCGGGACGTTGGTGGTAGAGCTGGCTCAGCTGACCCGGCCGGAGCGCGCCGGCAGCTGGCGGGAGCCGGACATGCATGATCTCAAGGAAACAGGACAGTTTGAGCAGGACGCGGATATGATCTATCTCCTGTTCCGCCCGGACCCAAAGGACAAGACGCTGAGTCAGGACGATCATCGCATGTTGAAAATTGCGAAAAACAAGGAGTTTCGGCGCGGCACATGGCCGCTGTATTTTGACGGCGATAAGCAGACATTTTCCATCATGACGGATGACAAGGGCGTGATGCGGCAAATGGTAGAAGCTGGTAAGGCGGCCCGGGCCAGAAACCGCGCCGAGGCTTTGGGACAGCAGAGAATTCCGCAAGTGACAGAGCTGCCGCCCACCGAGGCCGGCAATCTGCCATTCTAGGGGGGAGAGCGACGTGAAACCAGGCGATACCCTGCATATCAAACCAAATTTTTACACGGAATACGGCATGACGGATGAATTGAGGCCCCAGCCGTGCCGGGTGTTGTACATCCATCCGGAGCGGCGGTTCTATGTGGTAGAGTTCCGTTCCGCTCTGGGGCGGCCCTGGCGGGAGACATTTTACTTTGCAAATCGTCGGGTCCGTCACGGAAACGATACCTCCAGCCCCGTTCTGCCGGAAGAACAGGAGAGACGATATGAGAACGATTGCGATCATGAACAACAAGGGCGGCGTAGGAAAGACCGTCACCGCCATCAATCTGGCTGACATCCTGGTTCGGGATCACAGGAAGCGGGTGGTCCTGGTGGACTGCGACGGACAAGCCAACCTAACCCGTTTCTTTGCTCCCTGTATGGATGCGGATATGGGTGAGGCCATTACCACGGCAGATATTCTGACCGGAAACTGCGAACCGCTGTGGCGGGACAACCTGCTGCCGGTCCGGGAAGGGATTCAACTGCTGCCTGGCTGCTCTGGTCTTTATGATCTGGATGTGGATGCCATCAAGGAGGGCGTCAGCGCGCCGGAGAACCTGCGGCAGTTTACCGCAGCGGCCAGGGCGGATGATGAGATGGATTTCATGATTTTCGATTGTCCCCCCGGCTACACGGTTGCCAGTGTGGCAGCCCTGCTGGCGGCCGACGAAGTGGTGATCCCTGTGACAGCAGACGCCTTCTCCATTTCAGGCGTGATGGCGGTTTTGAAGCAGGTGCGGACAATCCAGCGGGCCCGTCCCGGCTTGCGGGCTACGGCGCTGCTGACCCAGACCCGCCGTGCCGACGTGGTCACGGCGGGAGAAAATATGCTGCGGGAGATGGGTGTTCCGGTTTTCTCCAGCAGAATCCGCCGGACGGACAAGGTGCCGGAGAGCACCTTGAGCCTGTGCCCGCTGGCAGAGTACAGCCCCGGCAGCGCGGCTGCCAGAGATTACCGGGTCTGGGTTGGGGAATTGTTGAAGATGGGAGGTGTAATCTGTGGCAGGTAAGCAGTTCAGCGTGGAAAAGTTCATGAGGACACTGGAGCTGGTGTCCGATTCGGACACCAGCTCCGAAGTCCGTCGGATATCGCTGGACCAGATCGACGAGAACCCTCTGAACTTTTACCCGGCCATTGACGGCGCCGCCATGACCGAACTGATGGACTCCATCCAGGCCAACGGTCTGTTGGAACCGCTGACGGTTTTAGCTGATGGCGGCCGCTACCGCCTGGTCTCCGGCCATAACCGGCTGACGGCCCTGCGCCGCCTGCGGGACCGGCTGGGGGATGGGTTCCCGGCGGATGTCCTGTGCCGGGTCCTGCCGCCCATGACGCGAGACCAGGAGGTTTCCGCTGTCATTGAGGCCAACCGCCAGCGCCGTAAGAGCGACGCCCTCCTGGCCCAGGAGGCGGAACGGCTGACCGAGTCCTACATCAAGCGCCGGGAGGCCGGCGAGGATCTGCCTGGCCGCATCCGGGATCGCGTGGCAGGGGCCTTGCAAGTCTCCAGGACCAAGCTGGCAAACCTCAGCGCCATCAAGAATGGCGTTAAGGTCCCGGACATCCTCCGATCCTGGGAGCAGGGCGACATTCCGGAGGCCGCAGCCCTGGAAATCGCCCGTCTGGACCAGGAAGCTCAGTATCACCTTCTGGACTGGGTGATCCACAAACATCGGAGCTACACCATCAACGAGGTGCGGATGTTCCGCACGATTTGGCTCGGCTGCCGGCACGACTGCCCGGACCATGGCGGCCTGTGCCCCAACGCGGAAAATATCTATCGCTACCACTTCCGCGGCGGCTGCTGGGACTGCCCCGGCTGCTGCCGGTCCTGCCTCAAGCGGGACACCTGTCCCCAGTCCTGTTGCAAGCCGGCCAAGTTCCCGGGCAGCGAGCCGCCCCCGGCGAGGGTCCCGGAAAACCCCGGAGCCAAGGACCCCCGGCTGGACATGGTGGTGGAGACCTTCTGCCGCCGGACCCGGGAGCTCCGGGAGCGGACGGGCCTTGCCAAAAAGAACTTTGCCGAGAGCATTGGCGAGTACGCCGGAACATACAGCGCCTGGGAAAATGCGAGCCTGCCGGGCAGTTACAGCGTCCCCAAGCTGGCTCTGTGCCTGGGTACCAGCACGGATTACCTCTATGGCCTGACCGATGACCCTGCCCCCAGGGGTGGCCCGGTCTGGCAGCCGCTGGACCGGGATCACTGGCCCCGGGAACGTCAGCTGGTGCTGCTGTCTGGCGAGACCACCCTGGGCGAGCGGACCTATGTGGCGGCATGGTGCGTAGGGGGTGCGGATGACAGCTATCCCTTTGAGGAGGCTGAGTGCGGGACAGATATGGACGAGCCGTCCCATGGAGAGTACGGCGGTTTTTGGTGGCTGCCCCTGAGAGAGAAAGAGGAGGGTGACGATGCTGAAATACATGATTGATGCGCATCAAGAATCCCTGGAATGCAGCGGAGACTTCATGCACCTGGCGGCTGAGTCTACCCGGCTGATCCAGCTGATTTACGGAAAACTGAAACGCAGTGACCCCAGTCTGGCAGAGTCTTACCGTCAAATAATCCGGTGTGCAATCCTGGCCACGGACGGTCCGCTATTTACCGGAGACAACGTTACAGGAAATATTTTGGATATCGCGATGATTACGCCGAACAGAAAGGATGGCAGATCATGACACAACGAGCTTTCGAGAGCAAGAAGAATTTTGTGCGGCAGACTTGGAGCCGCTGCGTCTGCGAGATGTTTCCCAGCGTGGTGCGGGTGGAATACCACATCCATGCGGACGGCAGCGAGGCGGCGGTGATCCGCTATGATACCGGATTCCTGCGCCGTGTGGATGTCACCGGCTTGGAGCTTTACGAGACCGCCCAGGCCATCCTGGACACCCTGAGCCGGGAGGCGGCGTGATGGAGAGGATGGAGGCGCTGAAAGATGGCAAGGGCGATTGAGAAGGGCGCAACGTACCTCGATAAGCTGTGCCACAAGCTCTATGATGAACCAAAAGGACGAGGCTTTCAGGTAGATGGAAAATGCCGCCGTTGCGGTGGCCCTTTTATGACATATTACTGCGAAGATAGGCTGCATTTGATTGCCTGCGAGAAATGCGGTACATTGGCGCTCACAAAAGCCGTTTCTCCACAAGTTGCTGCAAATTTGACCTTGCGTCAACCCACCCTCACCCCGCCGAACGAGTGGGTGAGCGTGGAAGAGGGGTTGCCGGATGCAGAGAAAGAGGTTCGCCTTTTCTGCATAACTCCTAACGGATATAGCTACCAGTGTCAGGGGTTTTATGTTCCACCAGGGATGCGCCGGGATGATTCTGATTATTCCTGGGACTGGGAATGCTGCGACCAGTATGACGAAACTTCGGATGACTACTTTGTTAACCCTGGATGGTATGAAAGTAGCCATAACTGGGACGAGTATTCGGCTTTTGGGATTGCGGATAAGGTAACCCACTGGATGCCCCTTCCCGAACCGCCTGACCGCCGCCCGCCGGAAGGAGAGGAGGAAACAAAATGAAATGCAGTGGATTGAACTGCCCGATGCAATATCCATATGATGTGGAAAACTGCCGGTGCGTAGACACATGTCCTTATGCGACAAAAATACCTTACACCAACGCAGACAAAACCCGGGCCATGAGCGACGAGGAGTTGGCGGACATTTTCCTCAGAGCTGACTTTTGTAAGTGTTGTGAGCATGAAAAAGACGGAGTATGCAATTACATCTGTGCTTATCCAAACATTCCGCTTTATGAAGGGTGCAAACAGGCGGCATTGAGGTGGATGAAGCAGCCAGCAGAGGAGGAACCCTGATGGACATTTCCGGGACAAATATAAAGCATATCACCATGTTTGACCGGCAGTATTCGCCGGAAAAGCAGGCGGAGGGGCTTGCAATCTCACAGGCTATCGTGTTTGGGCATTGTGACAAATGCGGTTTCTTTCCCCAATGCTCGACGCAAGGGGCAGACTTTAAGTTCCCTGTTTTTGCGTGGTGTATGCGACGCAAGGCAGAAATCCTTGCAGGTATGCAAAAGGAGGACACCTGATGGACTACGAAAAGCTGATTGAGCAATTAAAACAAAAAGATGGGCTGTGGTGTTCTGTGCCTACAGGAGAAAAACTTGTCACTGACGCTGCCGACGCCCTCCCCGCCCTGCTGGCCGAAAACAAGAAGCTGCGGGCCGAGCTGGAGCAGAATTCAAAACTGATTGCTCAGCAGGCCGCAGAATTGGAACGGCGGGACAAACTGCTGAAAGAACAAGAGACCGAGTTGGATCAGATGAAGCGGGAGAATGAGACCCTAAAACATGCATTACAAAATTGGCACGAGGAGGACTGACATGGAACGGCTGACATATTGGAATGAAGAATACGACTGCTGGTCATATCATGGGCCAAGTGGTGATGCCGCAAAACGCCTTGCCGCCATCGAGAACATTCTGGGCGACGAGTACGACTTGGACCGGCTACGGAAGCTGGTAGAGGCTGACCGGGAGGGGTGAGCATGGAGAGATATACGTACTTTGACGGCGGGAAATGGCGGCTCAAAATTGGCGACACCGAATATAGCGGAGGAGTCGTTGACCGTCTCGCAGCCTATGAGGACACGGGCTTGGAGCCGGAGGACTTCAAACGGGCATTTCATGAGGATGCTGTTTTGAAACTGGCCGGACAAGCCCGTGGCATAGCACCTGACCGCCTCCGCAAACTGGCCCAGGCGGACATGGAGGGGCGGTGCGTGGTGCCACCGTGCAAAGTTGGTCAAAAGGTAAAAGTTGATGTTCGCACGTGGGGAAACGTTTGGAACTACAAAACTGTTGAAAACGGGGAATTCCTGATTGGGGAAATAGTGGCTATAACAAAAACCAAAAAGCAAACACTTGTCAAAATTCGGGTTGAGCATAACGTAAGCTGGAAGCGCCCGACAAGACGATACCCAGCAAGTGCCATCGGCAAAACCGTTTTTTTTGACCTGCGAAGAAGCCGATGTCGCACTACGGAGAGAGCAGGATGGTTAAAGTTTATGGTTGCAGTGATGATCTTGTAGAGATTGAGGGCAGCACCTACGAAGAAGACGAAATCGGCTGCTATGACCGAGACGTTTTGATTTACTTTGTCGATGGGACAGTTATCCGCGTCCATTACGGAAAACCTGGTTTAGGCGTTTGGAAAATCACAGTAGAGGAGCAAGGAAGCGCCCCGCAAATCCTGACGGAATGCGAGGATGAGGACGCGGATATTTACAGTGACATATTTGAAATCTCGGCAGAGATACGGAAGCTTGAAGCGAGGGAGCAGGAATGAAGGAGTGCATCGAGAGGACGGCTGTCAAAGATGAAATCTTTCTCGGGCAGTCTAGATTAATTATCCGCGGTTATTAAGCAAAAAAGAGACCTTAGAGCATCATCACATGGAGTTAATTTAATTTCCGGGAGGTTAGAGGAGTAGAATGCCAAAAGGACCATGGATCTGTGTGCGCCAGCGGGCCGGCCCTCTGGTGAAGGAGTGCAGGGCGCTGAGACCAAATTACAGCAAGACAGACACACCGGATGTGCGGCGTGAAAAAGCGGAGATCAAGCGAAATTCAGGAGACTCCAGCGTTTGTAGAACTCGGCGGGACCGACTGGAGCTGCGGCTGGCTTTGTTCGGTACCGATGGAATATTCTACACATTAACCTTTGATCGTGAGCACGAACCACATAGCTTGGATGAGACGCGGCGGCGGTGGAAGTCCTTTCTTTACCGGCTTCGGAAATGGAGCGGAAAACGAGAGATTGATTATATTTATCTCATTGAGGGTCGACATGGAGATCATCGTTACCATATCCATGTAGTACTCCGAGACAGTGAATTCCCTCCCGCTGTGGTGCGGTACCTGTGGCCATACGGCATGAATGTGGACGATCAGCCGCTGTTAAAAGGGAAAAAAGACAGCTATTCACGTCTTGCGGAATATATGAACAAAGAGAAATCAGATGGTGTAATGATACCGCTGGATAAAAAGCTCTGGGTTGTCAGTCAATCACTGCGGCGGCAGCTGCCTCCGTTGGAAAAATGGTGGGATGAAAGCGGTGTTATTGCAATTCCTCCGGATGCTGTGGTTTTGCAGGAACAGCCTCCTTACAGAAATAGATTCGGATGTTACACCTATGCCAAATGGTTTCTACCGCCTTTAGAGGAACGCGCGCACGCGCGCGGGTACAATCTTGGAATAGAGTTGAATAAGTGAAGAAAGTGAGGGAAAGCCGTTGCAAAAGAACCAGGACCGTGCTAAACTAATCACAAAGAATGGATGGGTTATCTGTCCAGTGTGCGGGAAAGGAAAAATCCTCAAGCTCGCACCAGACACAACCTGTTACCATGTGCCGCGCAAATGTAAACGCTGCGGGCATGAAACGCTTGTGAATATCGAAGCGCCTGAGCCAGCGTCCACAGAGACCAGCGCCTGAGCCATGAAGCACCCTGAGAGGTGTGAATGGTTCAGGCGTTTTTTGTTTTTCCCCGTGGCGATAGCACAGGGAGCACTTAACGCCAGAACAAGGAGGTACGAAGCATGGCTTGGAGTGGTTACAAGTCTCGACGTTGGCGGCGTATGCGGCTGGCGGTACTGCGCAGAGATGGTTACCGCTGCCGGGAGTCCGCCAGGTACGGCAAGCGGGTAGAGGCTACGACCGTACATCACGTTTGGCCTGCCGAGGATTATCCGGAATATGCTTGGGAACTTTGGAACCTGATCAGCCTATCCGGAGAGCAGCATGATGCCATGCACGACCGGCGCACCGGCAGGCTGACAATGCTGGGAGAGTCCTGGCGCCGTAGAATATCCCCCCAGGGGTCCAATTGGGCTTGATATCTCGCCTTCGGACCGGGGGCGGAACTCTTTCCGACGGCGGGAAAATTGGCGGAGGGGGTTCGCGGGCGCGATGCGTGGGATCAAGAAACCGCCCGCGCATGACGTGCAGACGGCGCAGGCGCAAACGACACGCCCGCGCGGCAGGCCGTGTCCGAATCGGACACAAAATCCACAGCGTGAGGGAGGATGCGCATGGGCCGAGAGGCGATGATCCGGGCGGACATGGAGTCCGTGGGCACGTACAGCCCTATTTTTGAGGGCACCATCCGGCAGCTGGCCAAGACGGAGCGGGAACTGTCCAGGGCAGAAAAGACCTGGCGGGAAAACGGCGGACAGATGGTGTCGGAGCTGGTGAATAAAACCGGTGGAAAGTATACCGCAAAGGACCCACACTATGCGGTGGTGGATCAGCTGCGCAAAGATGTCCAGGCCCTGCGCAATCAGCTGGGACTGACACCTACCAGCCTGCGCCGTGCCAAGCAGGAGGCCTCCCATAACCAGGGGAAAAGCCGGCTGGATGAGCTACTGGAAGAGGCCCATGATTATGCGCTGGAACACGCGGCTGCATACCAGGCCGAGGTGGATGCCTATGTGGAAGCGTGTATTTCCGGGGAGGCCAATGTCTGTGTGGAAATTCGTCAGGCGTGTGAGCGGTACCTGCGGGATATTCAAAATCCAAAGTGGGAGTTCCGCGCGGGACCGGCCAACGAAATTATTGCCATCGTTGAGACCACGATCTGCCACCAGCAAGGCGAATTCCTGGACGCCACACCTCTGCGGGGGACGCCATTCTATCTGCTTCCATACCACAAGTTCATTGTGTATAACATCATGGGTTTCTATATAACGGGTACCCAGGAGCGGCGCTTCAAGGAGGCTCTGGACTTTATCCCAAGAAAAAACATCAAGACCACCTTTGCAGCGGCCCTGGCTTGGGCGCTGGGACTCTACGAGAGCCAGTCCGGGTCCAAGGTTTACGAGGTGGGCGGCGCTCTCAAGCAGGCGCTGGAGGGGTTTGACTTCCTTCGGTACAACCTGAAACGGCTCCACGTAACGGTGGATGACGACCCGGAAAACGGCCTGCGGATCATCAACAACAACATGGAGCGGTCCATTACAGGCGATGTGGGGGAGGATGGATTCCTATCCATTAACGCCTTAGCCGCCAGTGTGGACAAGCAGGACTCCTTTAACTGCAATATTGTGATTGCCGACGAGATGCACACCTACAAAACGCCGCAGCAATACCAGGTGCTCAAGGACGCAACAAAGGCCTATACCAACAAGCTGGTCATCGGCATCAGCTCCGGCGGTAAGCTGGCCACCGGATTCTGTGCGCAGCGTGTGGAATACGGCAGGAAGATTCTCAGCGGAACGGTAACCGGCGATGCGGCGGACAGCGTCTTTGTCTTTATCGCAGCGGCGCCCCGAACTGACAGCGGTGAGGTGGACTATACCAACCCCGTGGTGCTGGAGAGCTGCAACCCTGGATGGGGGAAGAGCATCCGGCCTCAGGAGATGATCAACGACGCCCAGCAGGCCAAGGACGACCCGCAGCTGCGCACCGAGTTTTTGCAGAAATCCCTGAACGTGTTCACCGCGGCCCTCAACGCTTGGTTTGATATTGAGGAGTTCCGGCGCAGCGACCAGAGATATGATTGGACGCTGGAGGAACTGCGCCGCCTGCCCGTCAAGTGGTACGGCGGCACGGACCTCTCCAAGCTCCACGATCTCACGGCAACCTGTCTCTTCGGCCATTACCGAGGTGTGGACATCATCATTCCGCACTGCTGGTTCCCGCGGGCAGCGGCGGCAGCCAAGGCCAATGAGGATCAGATTCCCCTGTTCGGCTGGGCGGATGACGGATGGCTGGATCTCTGCAACGACAATGTGCTCAACCACAGCGATGTAGTCAAGTGGTACATGGCCCGCCGGAACGAGGGGTTTAAAATGCGTCGGATCGGGCATGACCGGAAATTCTGCAGAGAGTACTACCTGGAAATGAAACGCCAGCGATTCCCCATCAAGGACCAGCCGCAGCTTTTTACACGGAAGAGCGAGGGCTTCCGATATCTGGAGGCCAGCGCAAAACGGGGAACGCTCTATTACTGCCACGCGGAACCCTTTGAGTACTGCGTCCAGAATGTCAGGGGCATTGAGAAGGCGGACGATATGGTGATGTATGAGAAGCTTGCTCCGAACCTCCGGATTGACGTGTTTGACTGCGCGGTGTTTGCGGCCTGCACCTATCTGGAGGACCTGGAAAGCCGCGGACGGGGCAGCGGATGGTTCGAGAGCGAGCCGGAAAAGGAGGGGAATGCCCCATGAAAAAGACGATTCCCGCCAGGAGAGCCGGCGGGACAATGAAAAAGCGGGCGGCCCTCTCCGCCTGCATGATGCCGCTGGACCTATGGGAAAGCCTGGAGTCCGAAGGGTACACCTCTCTGGCGGCCAGCCCGGATGTGGCTGCGGCGGCGGGCGTGATTGCCGACGTGATCAGCTCCGCGCCGATCTATCTGATGCGCAACACAGCGGATGGAGACGTCCGGGAAAAAAGCGAATTGAGCCGGTTTATGGATATCCATCCCTACTCTCTGGGGACCCGAAAGACCTTGATCTCGTGGATCATTATGACGTTGCTGACCAGCGGAGAGGGGAATGCCTTTGTATTGCCAGTGACCCAGGGAGGCTACCTGGAGGACCTCCTTCCCATGCCGGGGGCCGCTGCCATGGAGTCCGGCGCCGGAAGCTATACGATCCAGTGGCAGGGGAGGGAGTTCTCTCCGGACGATATTTTGCACTTTGTATTCCGGCCGGACATGGTTCGACCATGGCTGGGCCGGGGTGTCCGAGTCCAGCTCCGGGACGTGCTGAAAAACCTGCGGCAGTCGGCGGCCACCACCAACGCCTTTTTGAGCAACAACTGGAAGCCGTCAGTGATTGTGAAGGTGGACGCGCTGGCGGATGAGTTTTCCACACCGGCGGGACGGAGAAGGCTGGTAGAGAGCTACATTGCGGGGCAAAAAGCGGGAGACCCCTGGGTGATCCCGGCAGACCTGATGGAGGTTGTTCAGGTCAAGCCTTTGAGCCTTGCCGACCTTGCCATCAGCGACAATGTGACGCTGGACAAGCGGACCGTGGCGGCGGCCTTCGGCGTGCCTCCCTTTTTGATCGGCGTGGGGGATTACAACCAAGATGCCTATAACAATTTTATACGGCGCACCGTGATCCCCATTGCCACCGGCATCCAGCAGGAGCTGACGAAAAAGCTGCTGCTCTCGTCAGATCGGTATTTCAAATTTTCCACCAGAAAGCTCTATGCCTACTCGCTTACGGAGTTGGCACGGGTGGGAGACGATCAGTATATCCGAGGGATCATGTCTGGCAATGAGGTTCGGGACTGGCTGGACCTCAGTCCGGTCAAGGGGCTGGACGAACGGGTGATCCTGGAAAACTACATCCCTGCCGGCATGGTGGGGGAACAGAAAAAACTGAAGGAGGCGGAATGATATGGAACGATTCCACCGGCAAACACGCAGTCTGCCGCAGCGGTTCGAGACACGGGAGGCTGGGGATGGAGCGCTGTATATTGAGGGCTATTTCGCCGTGTTTAATTCCCCATATGAACTATGGGAAGGAGCAACGGAGATTATCAAGCCCGGGGCCTTTTCTGGCTGCTTGAGCCAGGATGTGCGGGCCCTTATCAACCATGACACCACGCTGGTGCTGGGCCGGACAAAAGCCGGAACCTTGACCCTCAAGGAGGACAGCCGGGGCCTTTGGGGTAGCATCCAAATCAACCGGGACGACGTCGACGCCATGAACCTCTATGCCCGTGTCCAGCGGGGTGACGTGGACCAGTGCTCGTTTGGTTTTGAGATTGAGCTGGAGACCTTTGTGGACCTGGGTGGCGGCGCCTACCGGTGGGAGATTGAATCCATCAATCCGCTGTATGAGGTGACCGTCTGCACATTCCCGGCCTACGAGGAGACGGGAGTCTCCGCCCGAAAACACCAGCTGGAGGATATCCAGCGTCGGCAGGCGGAAGCTTGGCGGGAGAGTATGAAAAAACGAATCGGAGGAAATTGACATGGCACTGAAAGTATTGATGCTGCGGAAGAAACTGACAGATCAGCAGACGGCACTCCGGTCCCTGGAAGAGGCGGCGGAAGGATATGCCGCCAGGGAGGCGGAGCTGGCTGCGGACATTGAGTCGGCCCAGAGCGAGGAGGAGCGATCCGTTGTGGAAGCGGCGGTCACCGCCTTTGAGGAGGAGCGGGACCAGAACACCCAAAGCCAGGAAGAACTCCGGAGCGCCATCGGCGCGCTGGAGGAGGAAATTCGGACGGCAGAGAACGCCGCCAAACAGGCCCGGGCGGCGCAGAGCGCCGGAAAGCCGGAGACAAGAGGAGGAGAAAAACCTATGGGAACGACAGAAACCCGCACCAGCTTTTTCAACATGACCGTTCAGCAGCGCGATGCCTTTCTGACACGGGAGGATGTGGCCGGATTTTTAACCCGTTTACGGGAGATGAAGGGACAGACCCGAGCGGTCAACGGCGCGGAGCTTGGCATCCCCACGGTGATGCTGGACCTGCTGAGGGAGAATATTGGCCGCTACTCCAAGCTGATCAGCCGGGTACGCTACCGTCCGCTGAAGGGCAAGGCGCGGCAGAATATCGCCGGGACGGTTCCGGCTGCGGTATGGACCGAGGCGGTGGCCAGCCTCAACGAGCTGGAGTTGAGCTTCACCCAGATTGAGGTGGACGGCTACAAGGTGGGCGGATATCTGGCCATCCCCAACAGCACCCTGGAGGATGACGACAACCTGGGTCTTGCAGCAGAAGTCATGGACATGCTGGGGCAGGCCTTGGGCAAGGCCATTGACTGGGCTATTGTCTACGGCACCGGCTCCAAGATGCCGGTGGGTTACATGACCCGACTGGCAGCCCAGAGTGAGCCTGCTTGGTGGGGCAGCAACCAGGGAGACTTTACGGACCTGCACACCACCCATATCCTGAAACTGGACGCCTCCTCTGCCAACGGTGTGGATTTTTTCCAGAAGCTCATCGGTGCTTTGTCCGCAGCGGACCCCACCTATTCCCAGAGTGGGGAACCCACCTGGGTGATGAATCGAAAAACCCACATGGACATTCTGGCCCGAGCACTGGCATTCAACGCCACCGGCGCACTGGTGGCGGGGATGCAGAACACCATGCCGGTGATCGGCGGCCTAATCGTGGAGATTCCAGGCTTGCCGGATTATGAGATTTCCGGCGGTTTCCTGGATGTGTATACGCTGGTGGAACGGGCCGGGGCTAATATCCGCAGCAGCGACATTCCGCTGATGATCCAGGATCAGACGCTGTTTGTGGCTACCCAGCGCATGGACGGAAAGCCCGCAGTGGGCGAGGCTTTTGTAGCAGTCAGCTATGACAACACCGAGGTGACAACCACCCACGACTTTGAGCCAGATTACGCCAACAGTGAGCTGGGAATTTTGACAGTGACATCCGCAGCAGGCACCGCAAACGGACAGACCAAGCTGACCATTGCCGGTAACACGCCGGATGCGGCACTGAAAGTCAAGGTCGACGCGCAGCCCGCCATGGTTCAGATCGGCATGAAGCCCGGAAAAACCTGGGTGGCCTATACCTCCGGTACAGACCTGACGGCGGCCACCGGAACCTATGCCACGGTGGTAGAACTAGACGGAGCCGGGAAGGTGGTCAAGGCGGGGTCTACTGTAGTGACCGCCAAAGCGGGTGCCTGATGAACCAGAAAGGAGGCCGCAGGAATGGCGCAGCTTGACAAATTGACGATGCTTCAGGCGGATTTGAATATGCTCAATCCGCCCCCTGAGCGGGCGGCCATGCTGGAGCAGCTCCTGGAAATTGCGGCCTCCAGGATTACCCAGCGGGGAATTACATTAGAGGACACACCGGGAGATGCTCAGCTGCAAGTGGAATACGCCGCGTGGATGTATAAGCGGCGAACTTTACAGGCAGGCGCTCAGATGCCGGAATTTCTTCGCCTAGATTTAAATGACCGTCTGGCGCACGAGAAGATGGGGGGCAGTGATGCGGGCGTACACCTTTGACGAGATCGTGACACTGACCTCCGTGGACGAGACCACCGGAGAGGAGACCAGCCGCCGCAGCTATGCGGACGTAGCATCGGTTCGGGGAAACGAAACCTATCAGGCCATGACCGTGGGCCTCAAGCCGGAGCTGATGATCGTTCTGCCAGACTGGGACAACGATTATCATGGGGAGCAGCGGGTGGAGTGCCGCGGCAACCTCTATCGGGTGCTCCGGGCCTACAAGACCGATGACCGGCGGGCGGAGCTGACGGTGTACCGGCTGCGTCCTGGCGTGTCCGATTCGGACACATTCCTGTAAGGAGAAGAAAATGGACATTGACGAGATCATCAAGGCGGCGATGGAGCCGCTGGTACCGGTGTGTGTAATCGACGTGTACGGCGGCAAGGCGGAGGAATTTGTGGTCTACACCTATACAGAGACACCGTTGGACGTCGGAGACGACGTACCGCACGCCATTCGTTACACGGTGCATCTGCACTGGGTATTTCCCTGGCGGCCTGGGATTACAGCGACCCCAGAGGTGAAGGATAAGAAAAAGAAGATCAATCGCGCTCTGGTGAAAGCGGGACTTACCTATCCCACCGTGACCTCTGCCGGAAATGATCAGTGGGCGGAGCTGGTTTTTGAAACGGAGTATTTGGATGGCAACGTTTAACGCAAAGGGCATTGAGGGGCTATCCCTCTCCATGGAGGAGTTTGCCGCAATTCCGGACTCCGTGGTGGATGGGATGCTGAACGCGGCTGGCACCGTGGTGGTTCGGCACCATCAAGCGGAGATTCGCGCGCTGGGCCTGGTGAAAACCGGGAAGCTGGTAGACAGCATTGAGGCACACGCAAAGGCTGGCAGCGCAAAAAATGACTGGAAACGTTACGTCTTGGTTTACCCCACCGGACGTCACCACACCTATCAGAGCCGGGTTGTGACCAGACAGTATGCACGATCCAGGTCTGGAAGGACCTATACCAAGGGCGGCGGAGTCAAGGTAGTGACCAACTCCGAGGTCGGATTTGTACAGGCTTATGGCGCGCCGAGAAGGGGCATTCATGGAACCGATTGGATGAATCAGGCGAATGAAAAGGCCGCGCCGGAAGTAGAGGCGGCGGAGTTTGCGGTTTATGACCGCTGGCTGAAATCCTTAGATTTGTAAAGGAGAAAGAATATGGCGAAATATGGAGCCAAGTACTTGCAGTGGGCACCGTTTGCCGCAGAAAATCCGGATGCACTGGAGACGGCTTTCCCTAAGTACGGGACACCGATGAATCTGGGCGCGCTGGTAAAAGTGACAGACGCACCTACCTTTAATGAGGCAAAAACTTACGGCGACAATGCGCTCAAGGAACATGTCAACGAGTTCAAGGAGTGCGGTGTGGCCGTGGAGGTGACGGAGCTGAGCAATACCGTGGCCAGCGCTGTACTAGGGGCTACGATCAACGCTGAGGCGGAAGATGATTTGGAATATGCAACAGAGGACAATGCGCCCTATGGTGGCCTGGCCTTTTACATCAATAAGCTGGTGGACGGCGTGAAGTTCTATCATGGTATTTACTATCCCAAACTCAAGGCCGCTATGCAGGGCACGGAATATGCCACAAAAGGCGACAACATAACTCTGACGGGCGGCGCCCTTAATTTCACCGCAGCGGCACCTGCCTGCGGCAAGTGGAAGGTGGACTCCGATGATTTTAAGACCGAGGCGGAGGCCAAGGATTGGGTGGACGGAAAGATTAAGGCGGCGGGCACTTGATGCATTAAAGGCTGGATCTAGGCTCCCTGCTTTTTGAAAAAGGAGAATCTATGACAACTGTTGACTTCCTCTGGAATGGGCAGACCCTGCACCTGCTGCTCAACGGCGCGGCCCTCTTTGATATCTTTGACCGCTTTGGGGCAAACGCGGAGATTCCGGAACTGATTGCCGGCAGCAGCCGGAAGTCTTTGGAGAATACCTGCTGGATTCTGGCGAAGCTGGCGGAACAGGGAGAACTGGCCCGCCGCTTCTTGGGATTTGAGCGGGAGACGCCGCCCATGGAGCAGGAGCTTCTCACGCTGATGACACCCATGGAAATTCCCCTGGCGCGGCTGGCTATCACCCGAGCGGTGCGGCTTGGATTTGACATGCGCCATCAGGACCCGGAGGAATATGTGGACCTCGGATTGCGGGAACTTCAAAAAAAAACGGCATCCAAACAGACCGGATTCAATATTTTCAACTGGCTACGCAGTTTCTTCACCTCTCTGTGCGGGAGGCGCAAGTGCTGACCGTTGGTGAAATGGCAGATTTGGTGACCCTGGAACTCCGGCGGAGGGGCCTGAAACGAGAGGAGAAGTAATCCATGGCAGTACGCACCATCTCCACCTCCATTAAATTGGATGGGGAACAGGAATTTAAAAAGCAGATGTCCAGTGTCAACTCCGAGCTGAAAACGCTGAAATCGGAAATAGCTCTGGTCACATCAGAGTTTAAAGGACAGGAGAACTCCGTGGACGCTCTGACGGACAAGAACCGCATCTTGCGGCAGCAGTATGCCCAGCAGGCGGAAAAGGTCCGGGCGCTACAGCAGGCGGTGGCGGATTCCACGGAAGTCAATGGAGAGGCGGCCCAGAGGACCGACGAGCTTCGGAGAGATTACAATTATGCTAGGATTGCGCTCAACAATCTCAACGAGGAGCTACGGCAGAACGAGAAGTATCTGGACGAGGCCCGCAGCAGCGCGGACAGGGCGGCCACTTCCATTGATGAATACGGCCGGGAGATTAAGCAAGCGGCGCAGGAGAGTGGGGGGTTCCAGCTCTCTTCTCCCTTCAAAGGACTGGATGATGCCATCGGTAAGCTGGGGTCCCTCAAGGGGGCGCTGGTGGGCGGCGCAGCAGTGGGGGCGGTCGTGGCCGGGGTGCAGGCTGTGACTGACGCTATCACAGAGGTGGTAGACGCCTCCGAGGAGTACCGGAAAGTTATGGGGACACTAGAGGTCTCCTCGCAGGCGGCAGGCTATACCACGGAACAGACGGCCCAGACCTATGAGCGGCTGTATTCCGTCCTGGGCGACAACCAGACGGCAGCCACCACCACGGCCAACCTGCAGGCTATTGGACTGAGCCAGGAAGAGCTGATGCAGATCACAGACGCCTCTATCGGTGCTTGGGCCCGCTACGGAGACTCCATTCCTATCGACGGATTGGCAGAGGCCATCAATGAGACCATCCAGGCGGGCCAGGTGACAGGCACCTTTGCCGACGTGCTCAACTGGGCGGGCACCAGCGAGGATGAGTTCAACGCCAAGCTAGAGGCTGCTAATAGCTCCACAGAGCGTGCAAAGATTGTGCTGGAGGAGCTGGCGCGGCAGGGCCTGGCAGAAGCCGGGCAAGCGTGGATTGATGTCAATGAGGATATTGTAGCGGCAAATGAGAGTCAGCTGCGTTTTGAGGAGGCTCAGGCAGAGCTGGGTGAAAAGCTTTCCCCGGTCCGGGATTGGCTACGCGATCTTGGAACCGCTGGATTTAATTTCTTATCAGACACCATTGATGGCGTGACACGGGAGCTTGAGAACCTGCAGAGCTGGTGGAATAAAACCGAGAGGAGCATCCGTGAAATTACGGATGGGCTTTCTGGTATCGAAGGAAAGTCCAAGAGGATTACGAGTGGCAGATATTCTGTGGATGTGGACGGCTCCCATGCAATGGGGCTCTCTTATGTTCCATGGGACGGTTATATCGCCCAGCTTCATCAGGGGGAAAGGGTACTCACGGCGCAGCAGGCTAGGGCGCTGGACACCATTTCCGCCGGCGCGATACGGCAGCCCTCCGTCGTCACGGCGGAGGACCTGCGCACGACCACAGCCTCCGCAATCAATGCCCTGGGGACGCTGGGAGCATCCAGCGGCGGGCGATATATCATTGAGCTTCGCATGGACGTTAATGGAAAGGAATTTTATCGAGAGACCATTGAGGACTTCCGGACAGTGAACCGGGAAAAGCCGGAGGTGTTGGATGATTAAACAACTGATCCTGGATGGAGTTCTGCTTCCGGAGGCCAGCGGCGACAAATTTTCCTGCTGGGAGGAGACGCTGACCCGGCAGGTAAGCATGGTGACAGGTCGGGTGGTATTGGAAAGCCTAGAACCGGAACCCCGGATATGGAGGGCCAGCTATACCTTTGACTACATGGGAAACGAAAAGCTCCGACAGGTTCTGGAGGTTCTGCGCCGTGGCGCACCGTTTCCAGCCTCTGTGCTTCCGGATAACCGGGACGAACTGGTGAGCAGTATTTTTATCTGCGAAAGCCTCACAAATCCAAGCTACGCCTTTTCTGCGAACGGCGTGGGGTTATGGCACAATCTGGCGTTTACCATCAGGGAGGAGGAACCTCATGCAGGCTAAATCCAAGTCCTTTCGGACTGCTGTAGTGGGAAGTCCCCGCCGGATTGAGATTTTGACCGTGGTGGATATCTCAGACCCGGACATTCGATACGGTGCGTTTACCGCCGACAGCATTGCACCTTGGTCAAATCCAGAGGAGCTGCGTGACAAGGTTTTAGATCCTCCCGCCCGATATGCAACACTGGAACCGGGAAGGTGGATTCTGGATCAGTCCTTTCAGATATTTCCGAGCGACTATCAGGTTTCGGAGCCGATAGGACACAGCAATGACATTCCTTGCGGGAAGGATGGCCGCTGGCCGGAGGGAGAACCAGCATGGGTTCAGACCACCTTTTCCAACGTGTCCATTCTACAGGCGCTGAGTCTGTTCTTCTCCACGGACCCGGCGGATGGGATTCCCGTGGATTTCACAGTGGAGGTGCTGGTGGACGGCGTTGCCTATTACACCAAAACCATCACCGGGAATACTGCCACAGAAATTACGCTGGAAGGCTTTACGGTCTATACGCCGGATGCCGTCCGGGTGACAGTGACACAATGGAGTCTACCGGGGCGGCGGTTGCGGATGGTAGAGATCATTCCGGGCGTATACGAGCGGTGGAGCGCCGGGATGCTGGCCTCTTTTTCCTGCACGCAGCAGGGGGACTTCTCCTGTCTGTCCCTTCCCTATGGCACGCTGGAACTGACCATTGACAACCATACCCGCCGCTTTGAACCGCGTAGCAAAAACGGCGTATTCCAGTCCATCGAAGAGCGGCAGGGGATTGAGGTCTATATCGGCGTCCGGTTGGCCAACGGTCCCGTGGAGAGGTGTAAGCTGGGCGTATTCTATCACTCCGGCGACGGCTGGAAAACCGGCGACAACGCCATGACCATTGCATGGTCTATGGTGGATATCATTGGCCTTTTGGCAGACAGGACCTTTCTGCCACCCGCTTCGCTGCCAACCACTCTCTCTGGCTGGATAGGAGCGCTGGTGGCGCAGCTGGGGGAAAATTTTAAGAGTCGGTATCATGTGGACCCCAACTATGCCGATGCGCCGGTTACTGCCAACGATGTGACGGATGTCACCGGCAAGAAGTGCGGGGAAATCCTGCGATGGGTCTGTCAGGCCTCCGGCACCTGGCCCCGGGCGGATGCAGAAACCGGGGACCTGACCGCGGAGCCCCTGTGGAATGTGGGAAACAAGGTGACGCTGGACAACTTGGTGAACTATCCTACCATGCGGGCAAACCAGTCTCTGGCGGCACTGATTTTCACGCTGTCAGACGGGACGGAGTTTGTGGTTTCTGGAAACGCCACCAGCAGCGAGAAAACAGTGAATATTCGAAATCCCTTCCTTCACAGCCGGGAACAGGCGCTGACGGCTGCGCGGCTGATCCTCTCATGCTACGGGGGAAACCTGTTTGAGACCACTGGTCGTGGCGATCCATCCAGCGAGATTGGAGACGTGGACACTATTTGGCTGGACGAGAGTCAGGCCACTACAGCGCGGCGGATGATGCAGCAGTTTGCCCTGCAAAATGGTGTGCTGCAGAACTGCCAGAGCAAGCTTTTACAGGCGGACGGCGCCTATCTCTTCGAGTGCTTCGCGGTCATCCGTCAAAGCGGCCGGTGGAAAGCCCCCGCGGGCGTTACGGTGTTGCGTGTGGTCCTTGGTTCCGGTGGCCAGGGCGGTGGCCGTGGGCAAGATGGATTTGTAGGAGGAAGCGGAAATATTCCAGGAGATGGAACCACCTCCGGGTATGGAGAAAAGGGGCTGGACGGCCAGGGCGGCAAGGTCTGGTACGGGGTCATCAACATCAACCCGGAGCAGGAGTTTGATGTGGTTCTCGGGGAGGGCGGTGCTCCTGGCAGTACGTATGGACAGGACGGAGCTATGGGTGGAGAGACCACCATGACCGCCGGTGGCATCACCTATTCCAGCGCACAGGGAACACTCTATGAAAACGGCTACACGGATATTGCCAACGGGCAGAGCTTTGCCAGATCCGGTGTTGCGGCCCCGTTGGAGGGTAGCGGTGACGGCGGCGCGGGCGGAGAAGGTGGAGAGCCGGGAGTCGGCTATTGGGAGCAATTATTTTGGCCTGATGGCCGGCCTAAAGGCTGGGACTTTGTCGCAGTAAAAGAACCCGGTCCCGGAAAACCCGGAGTCCCGGGAGCCACGGGGTTTGCGATGGTGACATGGGAGAAGCCGGCGTGATGTGTCCAAATCTGATACCGAGGGAGGTAGCTATGGAGCCTATCATCGTAACCGCACAATTCGATCCCAATCCGGCAGGGGAGGGGGACGTGACGCTGCTACGGGTGGTTGCCCTGGATGCGGAGACCAGCCCGGCGGGGATAGTCCATCAGTCCGGGGAGTTCCGGGCCGGGGAGGTGTAGTCCATGGCGATTATACAGGTGCGAGCCCAAGTCAACGGCATCTGGTATGCCCTGACTTATGATACAGCCCAGCGGTGCTATGTGGCGGAAATTCCGGCGGGAGAGACCTCAGCAGATCAGCCAGGAGGCTGGTACAACGTGACAGTGGAGGCCTCCAACGATGCCGGCAACACCGCCTCAATTGGCGGGGAGTCGCTTTCGTCCCTGCGGCTAGTAGTCAAGGACCTGACCGCCCCTACAGTAACGCTGATTTCCCCGCCACAGGGATATTTGACTACAGCTGCACCGTCCATCATCGCAGACCTGACGGACGAGAGCTCCGGGGTGGACATCACTACTCTGGCAGTGACTATCGACGGAAAGCCGGAGTCCAGCGTGACCACTGAGGCCATTGCGGGCGGCTGCCGGGCTACGATTTCACCGACGTTGGCGGATGGGTTCCATACGGTAGATATCGCTGTCAATGACCAGGACGGCAACACGGGGACGCTTGAACTTCTGTATACCGTAGACACCGTGCCGCCGGAACTGGTGGTGTGGGACCATCGGCTGGTGGTGGATGATGAGATGGTGTTGATTCAAGGCATCGCTCATGATAGTGCAGGGGTCTCTATAACCGCCTCCACAGGTAAATGGACCGGGAACACCGCCCCCGCCACAGATGGCTCTTGGAGGCTCTCTGTGCCTTTGGGAGTGGGTGTCAACGAGATCACCGTCACTGCGACCGACGGGGCGGGGCTTACTGCGTCCTGGACGGGCAAGGTGGTGCGGATGATCACGGACCGGGTCCAGGCAGACCTGGACGCGCTCAACGCCATCCTGCGTCGGTTTGCGGCGGGGACAGAGACGGAAGCGGACTGGGCGGCTGTCAACAGCCCAACGCAAAGAGGCGCGTATAACAACACGGACCTCAACCGGGTTGGGGCGGCGGTGGCACTGCTGACGGAATCCCTCAATGCCCAGGGCTATCACCTGATTACCAGCCCAAAAACGGACTGGGCGGAAGCGGATATTCCCACGGAGACGCCGATAGAGACATACCTTCAAAACGTGGAAACCATTTTTCGGGCCCGGCTGGTGCAGACACCGTACCTCACCCTTCCAGCATCTATGTCCGGTTTGAAACTGGAAGGGGCCAATCATATCGAGTGGGCGCTGGTGTGCGTGGACGAGATGACGCCTGTGGTGAAAAAATCGTACATCTACTCCGGAGAGGCATTCTGTGGTGAATTTTAGAAAGAGGTGGATTCATGCAAGATGGCATCATGAAAGGCACCGGCAACAGCCGGTATCTCAAAAGTATTGCGGATTTTCTGACGCAGTACCCGACATACCAGGAGTTTGCCGCAGCACTGGCCGCCGGGACGCTGCCAGTGGACTTCAACGGCATCAACGAAACTGGCTGGGACCAGTTGGGGACAGCCTTAGACAAGGCTACTTTGCTGAGCGATGAGACGGCGGAGATGTACGGATTTTCAGAAGCTGCTGTTCCTGATGACTTGTTCAAGGTCCTTGTTCAGATGGATGGTAATAATTGGTATGCCATCAAAGTACAACTACCAGATGGAACGCCTGTACCAGGATGCAGAATCAACGGACTAACTCCTGCAGCTGGCAGTGGAAACGTTATAACTGATGAAAAAGGCTATGCCTTTGGCAAAGCAGAAGGCGACAGTCCAACATTGACTGCAGTAAGCCCGTATTTTGATTATAATAATGCGGCTGCTTCTGTTGCGCAAACGGCGGCAATTACTTCATATACGTTTACTTTGACAGAAAAACAGATTTCATACCCATATGTTTTTACAAGCTCTCGAACTGTAAAATTTTCTAAGAATTTCGGAGCGTGCGATATCTGCGTTATCGGCGGAGGCGGCTCAGGAGCGTATGCGAGCCGTGGCAACATTCTTCTAGCAACCGGAGGGTCCGGCGGGCACATCAAAAATTTCAGCGCCGTAGACCTGTCTGGAAAAGAAGTACAAGTTACAATAGGTTCTGGTGGAGCAGCGCTGACATTCGAAAGAAATCCTACCGGCGATGGCTCCTCCGGAAATGCTGGTGGATCGTCATCTTTCGCCATTTCTGATGGCGAAACCTATACGGCTGATGGCGGTATTGGCGGTGGGTATGCGTCGGTGATGGCATCGTCTTTCCCGAATAGCTCGCGCTCTATCGGCCCAGTATTGGGCGGCTCAAATACGGGTACAGCCTCGGCCAGATGGAATATTTCCGACTCTCCATATTCCGGTTCCCACACAGTTACGGACGGAGAAGACGGTCACTATGCATTCGATGATCCAACACAAATAAAATATGGTGGTGGCGGCGGTGTATATGTGTATAACCAGTACGAGGGTTCCGGTTTCAATGGCGGATCGAAAGGCGGTGGAAGCGCGGGAGGGTTTTCTGCCACAAAAAATGGAGCAAACGGCGCTAAATATGGAGCTGCCGGCGGACCGGGAAACTATAGGGCTGTAGTGGACGGTGGCTCTCCATATGAGGGAACAACCGGCGCAGGAGCGCAAGGTGCTGTCATCATCAGAAAGGCGGTTATGTAATGGACTACTGTATTCTAAACGATGAAACCATCATCGAAAACATGATTGTCTGCGAGGATGACGCCACGGCGGAGCTGTTTGGCGCGGTTCCTGCCTATGAGGGGGCAAGGATTGGAAACCCATACGCCCCGCCTTCCCCTGCGCCTCCGGAACCGACAGCGGAGGATATTACCCTGGATATGCTGGCAGACCACGAGGAACGCCTGTGTATGCTGGAACTCACCGCCCTATGATGTGAAAGGAGAACCCCTATGTCTACTGTGTACAATCTTTGCAAGCTGCTGATTGACCGAGGCCGGACGGAAGGCCTGCAGGAGAAGATGGATGTGTATCTGGCGGCGGACAGGCTGACCCCGGAGGAGTACAGCGCCCTCAGTGAAATGCTAACTGCGGAGGCGGCTGAGTAAGGAGGTCCGCGTATTGAACACGGAGATCATTTGCGCCCTGATTGCGGGCGGGGCTTCGGTGCTGGCGGCACTGGCGGAGCGGCGCAGCCGGCAGAGCGCCAAGCGGACAGAGGCACGGGCCCAGCGCCGGGAGAAGGAGAGCCGCCTTGCCATGGAGCTGATGTACGCGAATTGCGCGCTCTCCCTCACCACTGCCAAGAAGCTGGCGGGGATGCATACCAACGGCGATGTGGAAGAGGCCATGGAGGCCGCGCGCAGCGCGCAGGAGGCTTATGTGGATTTTGTCAGAGATGAGGCGGCCCGCAACATCAGCAAGGTCTGACGCCAGGCGCCGCGAAAAAGAACGACGCCCTCTCCAGTAAGAGGACACCGCCGTGTCCGCAGTCACCACATACGAAACATCCGCTTGGTTGAGAGACAAAACGTTTCAGAAAAAAGAAAGGAAAAAACGCGGGCACAGCTTCACCTTATCACGTTTGATAGGATTTGACCAGTCAAAAACCGGCACAGCCGGAAATTTAGAAAGGAAGTATCTATCATGAACAAGACCATCAACGAGATCATTAACAATTACACCAGTGGCAAGACTCCCGTGGGGGACACCAACAAGGCACTGAAAGAGGCCGGTGCTGGATTTTCCTTTCAGCCTGGAAAGAATGCCCTGACGGCTGAGGAGATCGCCGCCACCAAGGTCGGCGCCCGGCCCGGCGACGTGACCGGCTATGGCCTGATGTCCAGCGGCACCGGTACGATGGACAAGGTACATGTCGTAAAGGGAAAGCTGCAGGGCGGCGCTATCAACATGGTTGGCTCCGATGGTATGCCTAATGAATGCGATATTGTCTATATTGGCGGTCAGGTGTGGCAGGTGTACGGTGACGAGCTGGGCAACCTTGCGCCTGAGAAAGCTCCCTGGTGGGCCTCCATGCACACCTTCACCGGCGCGGTGGCATGGCAAAAGGAAATCGATAAGTACATCCCCGAAAAGGATATGGTGTACAACCGGCCCAAGTATCACGGCCAGGAAGTGGTGAAGGGCGCTCTGCGGTACATCTACGCTGAGGACGGGGCCTGCAAGTATCAGCCCAAGTCCATGGCGGACTACGACAAGGACCACGGCAGAAACTAATTGAAAAGCCGCCCATCCAGGCGGCGAAGATTGACCCTGCATTTCCGCAGGGTCTGCCGGGGCCAGTACCTTTGGGCCTCGGTTGACACAAAGCGGCGCTTTTGGTAGAATGAACCTGCCCTGAAAAGGGCCCTAGGCGCTGTTGTATACGGCGGTTAGCGACTCCCCCGAGAAAGGGGGTGAGGCCGATGGGACACGGGCGCTGGATGAAAGTCTGGCGGTTCCTGGTGTGTTTACTCATAGTCCTTTGGATTATGATTTACATATCCCCAAAAGCGTGTTAACCGCCCGGCTGCCACCGAGCGGTTAACAGATATCTGATTTGTTAACATACGGGGCTAACCGTCTTTCAACAGCGCCCTTGTATTTTCATTATACCAATCTGAGCTGCTTTGTCAAGTGTCCGATTCTGACACCAAAACAGGGCGGCCTTATGCTGCCCGGAAGGGGAGTATCATGGAACTTTTGAAAAAGCGGCTGGCAAACCTGCTGACGGTGAAGAGCATCGTTACTGTTGTACTGACAGCGGTATTTGCATATCTCTCCGTCTCTGGACACGTAACCACAGACCAATTCCTCACCGTGTTCACGGTAGTAATCGCGTTCTATTTCGGTACCCAGGCAGAGAAGCGAAGCGCAGAGAAAGCGGAAGCCACAGCCAACTCCGGCACGGACCAAGCAGGCGGTGAGGCCGCTTGAGCTATGTTTTGAAGGAACGGTTAGCTAACCCCGGGAACTATGGCGGTTCCCGGGCTGTCAATCAGATCAAATACCTGGTGTTCCACTACACCGGCAACGACGGGGACCAAGCAGCCAACAACGCCGCCTATTTTCAAAACAATATCGTGCAGGCCAGCGCCCACTACTTTGTGGACGATACCACGGTCTGGCGCTCTGTGCCTGATCTGAAGGTGGCCTGGGCGGTGGGCGGTAAGAAGTACGCCAACGCCGACAAGACCGGCGGCGGGACGATGTATGGGATGATCACCAACACCAACAGCATCAGCATTGAGATGTGCGATACCATCCGCAACGGCGTCTACCAGGCCAGCGAAGCAACCCTGGCAAATGCCGCCGCCCTGGGCCGGGAGCTGATGGAAAAGTACGGCATCCCGCTGAGAAATGTGTACCGCCACTTCGACGTGACAGGAAAACACTGTCCGTCGTATCTGGTGAATGCCCAGAAGTGGGCGGAGTTCAAGAAGAGATTGGAGGGAAAGACTATGGACAATACACCATCTCCCGCCCACAAAGAGGGCGTGGAGTGGGCCGTGGAGAACGGCATCCTGCGGGGAAATGCGGAGGGAGATTTGATGCTCTCCCAAAGCGTGACCCGGGAGCAACTTTGCACGATGTTCTATCGTTTTGCAAGACTGCTGAGAGAAGCATAAAAAAGCAAGGATGCATTGCACAGTCATCCTTCTTTATTTCCTCTAAAAAGCTTCCTGTTGTTCTCGGCAGGAATCAAAAATTTTCCTGGTATGGATGCAAACCGCCTCACGGATGCCGCTGCAGTCCGACACGGGACCGGGCATAACTTTCTCGGGCATTGCAATACCTCCTAATAAGTAGCTGAATGAAAGACTTGGGTCTTTCAATCCATTGTATGCGCCCGGAAAGGGTTGGTGCGAAAAGACCGCCTCTTAGGAGTCGGTCTTGCGGCGTCCGAATAGTAAGTAGAGATAGGGAGTGAAGATGTAAGGCAGCACCACTGGCACGGAGACCTCGTCAAAGACCCGTGTCAGGATCTGCGTGGCCCACCTCATAGCATCCGTGGTGGCATAGAGGCGGTACACCCACATGGAGTAGCCTCCCATGGCGTGACTAAGCTGCTCCCAGGCCAGCAGGAGCCCTGCCCACACCACCATGACAGTGGCGGAGAGGAAGATCTCCTTCCGGCTCAGTCCCCGGACAAACTTCCATCCAGCGGTCCAGAAGAGGAGGAAAGCAACCACTGCCATAATCTCACTCATATACCCGGTGCTGAGCTCATAGGCGCCAGTGGCGGGATTAGGCCCCTGGGCGATCTGAATCCGCCCCCAGACAAATCCGATCAGATAGGTTAGGCACCGGCACACTAGGCCGGTGAGCGCCAGCACCAGCGGCACCCGCAGAATCGGCTTTCGCACAAGCTCCATTTCTGACCTCCTTTTTTCAGAGAGTATCATAAAATCAGCCTGGAAATCCATACAAAATAGTTACAAATTGGGGCCGCTGGCTTCCTGCTCCCGGAGAAAATCCGCAATCTCCGCCTCCAGGCCCGTGTCGTCCTCCGCCGTCAGTGTGCCGTTGTCAATTTTTATCCGCAGTGCGGTTTGAAGCCGGGCCTGGGACAGCAGGCGGATCGCCTGCCGCAGGGCGCTGTCCAGAGTTTCATAGGCCTGCCGGTAATCTGCTTCTTGCGTCATGTTGATCACCTCACGCAT